AGGATTGATTATGAGAGACGGATATTATACTGAATATACGTTGACTCGTAACGTATTTGAGGATCATGATCGAGTCCGAGAAAATGTTCATACCTTTCGTTCAGAAGACGATCTAGCTGAAGTTCTTGAACATATGACTTATTTCTTAAACGGTTGTTCGTTTCAATACATTGAAAATCTTGAGGCGATCAAAGGGGAATAAGAATTTTTGGAGTGGGGGTTTACTCCCACTCTTTTTTACATATAGTATGCTCCTAAATTAGTGAGGCGAAATAATGAGTGAGTTCTTATTTACCGAAAAATACCGTCCGCAAACCATAGACGAATGTATTTTACCCGAATCCCTTAAAGAGACATTCCGGCAAATTAAAGATTCTAATGAAATCCCTAATATGCTGTTCTCAGGGACTGCTGGATTGGGTAAAACCACGGTGGCGAAAGCTCTTTGTAATGAAATGGATGTTGGCTGGATACTTATCAATGGCTCTGAAGAGGGTAACATTGATACGTTGAGGAATAAGATTAAACAATATGCGTCAACGGTTTCGTTAAGAGGCGGACACAAAGTAGTCATTCTCGATGAGGCTGATTATCTTAACGCACAATCATTCCAACCAGCGCTACGTGGATTTATCGAAGAATTTTCTGATAACTGTAGATTCATCCTGACTTGTAACTTTAAAAACCGTATCATTGAACCTCTACATTCAAGATGCGGTGTGTATGAATTCAATACAAACAAGAAGACTATGGCTGAATTGAGCAGCCAGTTTATGAAACGTCTGACTTGGATTCTTGATCAGGAAAACATTACCTATGATAAAAAAGTTTTGGCAGAACTTATTATTCGGTTTGCTCCTGATTGGCGGCGTGTCATTAATGAGTGTCAGCGTTATTCTCTCTCTGGCACTATTGACACTGGTATTCTTAGCTTGCTCTCCAATAGTGCTGTTTCTGATCTTATCGGATATCTTAAAAACAAAGATTTTAAAAAGATGAGGTCATGGGTAAGTAATAACATGGACACAGACACGTCTGGTATTTTCCGTAGCATTTATGATAGTATGCTTGATACAATTCAGCCGAGTAGCATTCCCCGAGCTGTACTCATTCTAGCAGATTATCAATATAAGAATGCATTTGTAGCAGACCATGAACTGAATGTAGTTGCATGTTTGACTGAACTAATGGCCGAAGTTGAATGGCAATGATCTGGCAAGTCCTGCCAAACGACCATCAGAAGACGATAGAGAGGGCTTTAGAGTTTTCCTCGAACTATGTAGATAAATTAGCTGATAAAGAATATGCTCCTCTGAAAAAGCTTCTTTTGAGATATAAGAAAACCTTTCAGAGATTCATTGATGGAGGGGCGAGCTACGGATGGTGGTCGTTATATTTTAAAGATATGTGCGAGAACATTGAGTGTTTTGAAATAAGAGAAGACGTCTATGAATGTTTACATGAAAATTTAAATAACTTTAATGTTCAAAACGCAAATTTGCATAATAATGGGTTGAGCTCGTATGATGGCACCGCATATTATGCTCATGGATATATCAAGGATGTTTTTAAAAGCGAGAGAACTGAGGTTAGAAAAAGATCAGGAGTTTATAAAGGACGTGATCATAAACTTTTAGAATTTAAACATAAATGTAAAGTATCTTGTCTTGACACTTACGCATTTGATGATGTTGATTTATTAAAACTTGATATTGAGCAGCATGAATATGACGCACTAAAGGGCGCTACCCAAACAATTCAGCGGAATCGGCCGATTTGTGTAATAGAAATTAATGTTGATGCCTTAATTTTGTCAGAAATTATTTTAATTTTAAAATATTTTGATCGCCATAATTATATGCTAAGAAAAGTATTAGGTATTGATTATGTTTTTGTGCCGAATGAAATGAGAGAACTATGAATAATGAACTAATTGTATACACCAAAAATAACTGTGTTTACTGTGATATGATGAAAGCTAAACTTACAGAATGGGGGTTTGATTATTCTGTAGTAAATATTCAAGAAGACAGTGAAGCAAAAGCCTTTATAGTTCTGGATCAAGGGCATCGCACTGTTCCTCAACTTTATTATGGTTTAGTAAATGTAAACAGAGATATAGATACTGAAAATCTCACAAAAGATGTAGTCGAGGACTTCATCGGTTACTTGGATGATGTAAAATGAAAGTTGGTTTCACTTGTAGCACATTTGATTTACTTCATGCTGGTCATGTAATGATGCTCCGTGAAGCAAAAACTGTTTGCGATTATTTGATTGTTGGGTTACAAACTGATCCTAGTATTGATAGGGAAGAAAAGAACAAGCCTGTTCAAACGTTGGTCGAACGATATATTCAGTTAGAAGCAATTGAATATGTTGATGAGATAATTCCTTATGATACTGAAAGCGATTTGGAGGATATACTAAATATGTTTGATATTGATGTTCGTATCCTTGGCGAAGAGTATAAAAACGGCAAATTTACCGGAAGAGCCATTTGCGCAAAACGCAATATCGAACTTCACTATAATAAAAGAGATCATCGTTTCTCATCTTCTGACCTGCGGCATAGAGTAGCAACAAATGAGCAATCCATTCGAGTTCGTAAAAGCGATCAATAATAAGAAAGATATTATTAAAGATGATTTAGATGAAAAGGCTTATATGCCTTTTATGGTGAATAGAGCTTTTTCATATTTTCCAGATACTGTCTTGCTGGCTAATGAAATGAACCAAGCAAGTCACCTTGACCATAAGCTTCAAAATGATTTTTTTATAAATACAATAAGAAAAAATCCTAAGAGATTTTCCAAGTGGAACAAGATTACGAGGGATGATGGTTTTGAGGCGGTGAAAGAATATTATGGATATAGCAACGAAAAGGCTCGTTCCGCTCTTTCACTACTTTCTGCTGAGCAAATAAACATAATTAAAAAGAAGGTAGATCATGGCGGAAGAAAGAGAGGTAAATCTGGTTAATTGGTCGCCAGAGCAAATGCTTGAAGTGACACTTAATGAGCCAGATGATTTTTTAAAAGTTAAAGAAACTTTAACCCGTATCGGAATCGCATCGAGAAAAGATAAAAAGTTATATCAGTCTTGTCACATCTTACATAAACAGGGCAGATATTTTATCACTCACTTTAAAGAACTTTTTTTACTCGATGGTAATAAATCTACACTTGAGGAAACAGATATTCAAAGACGTAACACTATTACAACTTTGTTATCTGATTGGGGACTAGTGACAATTGTCAACAAAGAACAGGCAAAAGACGTAGCTCCATTAAGGCAAATTAAAGTTTTACCTTTTAGAGAAAAAGATTCATGGGAGTTATGTCCGAAATATAATATCGGAAAATAGCATGGAATTTGAGAATTTTATCGGTAGAAAACGTAACGTCTTAAATGTAAATCAGTGCGAAGCCTTAATCGATGCAATGTATGATGAAGATAATGACTCTTGTGTTGTATCAGATCATGTAAGAGCGGATGTAAATATTTTTCTAAACAGGGGCACTCCGCTTTTTGATAATCTAAAAGATATTTTGTACGATCAGCTTAAAAGCTACAATCGACATTTTTGTATCCCTGATGTAAAACAATATGAAATAAATCATATAAAAGTTCAAGAGTCTCAAACAGGCGGCGGATTTACTGAATGGCATTATGAATGGGCACCCGGACCTTATGGTCGCCGTGAAATAGTCTGGATGATATACCTGAATGATGATTACGAGCATGGGGAAACTGAATTTAAACATCTCAATCATGCTGAAAAACCTGAAGCTGGAAAGCTCTTATTTTTCCCTGCTGGTTTTACACATTTACATAGAGCTAATCCAAATTTGATCGGAACAAAATACATAACCACTAGCTGGTTTGAAGCTTGTTGATAATAAAGTGTTTTCTATTTTGATTAAAGGTAATACCTATAAATAGTTATGGATGCGAATTATCGGTCCATTTTCTCGCTAATTATAGGAGATTTCAGATGACAAATAATCAGAAATACGCTCGTTTTCCACGTTCTGCCTTTGTAGGCTTCGATCACATCTTCAAAGAACTTGAAGAAATGACCAAGCATGCTTCAGATCACTATCCTCCACACAATATTATTAAAGATGAAGGTATGAAATATCGTATCGAAATCGCAACGGCTGGATTTAAGGAAGAAGAGTTATCAGTAGAACTTAAAGATGGTATCCTTGAAGTGAATGGCGATCATACTCCAAGAGGGTTAGAGTTTATTCACAAAGGGATTTCGACTAGAAAGTTCCATCGTTCTTTTAGACTATCTGAATATACACAAGTTACAGGAGCTTCTCTGGAGAACGGCATTCTAGCAATTAATTTAGAAGTCGTACTGCCTGATGAGAAGAAGCCTCGGAAGATTCCTATTAATAATCATCACGAGGTAACTAAAAATGCTGAACTTCTTACGGAAGGTAGGTAATAGACTTATCGAATCCAGAATGAATGCTGCATACTACGGCGTAGCAGGATATATCCAACGGGAATATCGCACTGGTATTTCTACAGGCGAATTAGTTAATATGTTAAGAAAGGATGGATATGATGCAGTCATTACTAAAATCCGTTAAATCTTGGATTGGCAAACAAAGCAAAAGAGCCGCAATGTCTGATGAAGAAAGATATCTTTCTGACTCGATTGACCTTGCGGATTTTGAAGCACGTCAACAAAAGATTATGTATGGTCAAGCGCCATATCAAATAAATGGTAGACACTGGTTAGATTCCAGATCCTATCAGTAAATAGAAAGGGCGCTTCGGTGCCCTTTTTTATTTTGCGCTTTACATTTCTATTATTTCATATATACTATGCACTATATTTAAAAGAGGACTTTATGCATTTCTATACTTCAGTAAACAGACTTGGTAATGCTATTTTAGTTCGGGGTTATAATAACGGTGTAAAGCTTCAAGAGCGTATTAAGTTCAAACCAACTTATTACGTGCCTACTAAAGAAAAGACAGAATGGAAGTCACTTAGTGGTACACCAGTCGCACCCGTTACATTTAATTCAGCAAAAGAAGCAAAAGACTTTATTTACCGATATAAAGGCATGGATAATTTTGAGGTGGTGGGCAATACAAATCATGTTGCTCAGTGGGTTTATGATGTATACCCTAACAAGATTAGATTTGAGCGCCAAATTATCAACACGACCACAATTGATATTGAAGTGGCGTCTGATGATGGATTCCCTGAGCCTGAACTTGCAGAGCATCCTGTCATTACAATCACTATTAAAAATAATATTGATAATCTCTATCATGTTTGGGGTATGGGTGAGTACAAGCCGGAACGTAACAATGTGGTTTACTATGAATGTTCCGATGAGAATGAATTACTTTTATCTTTTCTTGCTCATTGGAGTAATCCTTCTAATTGCCCCGATGTAGTTACAGGCTGGAATACAACGTTGTTTGATATTCCCTACATGGTAAACAGAATTAAAAAAACTTTAGGTGAAGAAAAAGCTAAACTCATGTCGCCTTGGAAACATATACGTGAACGTATGGTCCGAGACTCAAACATGAATGAACATCAAGCTTATGAAATCACAGGCATTCAACAGCTAGACTACTATGATTTATTTATAAAATTTGCCTACACTTATGGTAAACAAGAATCATATAAATTAGACCATATCGCTTATGTTGTATTGGGGGAAAATAAACTTTCCTATGAAGAATATGGTTCACTCCATTCTTTGTATAAGCATGATTTTCAAAAGTTTGTAGATTACAACATCAAAGACGTTGAACTGGTGGATCGCCTAGAAGATAAGCTGGGTCTCATTACCTTGGCTATGACGATGGCATATAAAGCAGGAGTAAACTTCACAGATACATTAGGAACTACAGGTATTTGGGAAACAATTATCTATCGCCATTTGATGGCAAATAAGATTGTTCCACATTTTAAACAAGATAAGGATAAACAAAAATATCCTGGCGCTTATGTTAAGGAACCTATTCCGGCGATGTATGAATGGGTAACTTCATTTGACCTTGCTTCGCTTTATCCGAATATTATTGTGCAATGGAATATGTCCCCAGAAACAATTCTTGATGGCGTTTTTCATTCTGAGGTGAGCGTTGAAAGTGCGCTTGCCAATAAACCTATTCAGCATAAACAAAATCAAACAGTTGCAGCTAACGGGATTACTTTCCGCACCGATGAAGTCGGCCATATTCCTCAAATCGTTAAGGACTATTATACTGAGCGTAAAGTTGTAAAGAAAAAGCAACTTGAGACTGAAAAGTTTATGGAGGAAAATGGTAAAACTGAACAGCTTTTACGGGAAGTTGGACAGTTAGAGAATGAGCAAATGTCAATTAAAATTTTGCTCAACTCATTGTACGGTGCAATGGGCAACAAATATTTTAATTATTTTGATCAGAGAATAGCGGAAGCAATTACATATAGCGGAAAGCTGACCATTCTTTGGGCGGAACAAGCTATGAATAAAGCTATGTCAAAGCTTGTTGAAAAAGAAGATGATTATGTAATAGCAATTGATACTGATTCATTATATGTCAGCATGAAACCATTGGTTGATAAATTTAAACCAAAAAATCCTGTAGACTTTCTTGCTAAGACGGGCGCAGAATATTTTGAGAAAATGCTGAATCAAGAATACTCTAATATGTTCAAACAGATGAACTGTATAGAAAATCGAATGGACATGGAAAGAGAAGTTATAGCCGACCGTGGTGTATGGACTGCTAAGAAACGGTATATCCTGAATGTTTTGGATAAAGAAGGCGTTCGTTACGCAGAACCGAAACTAAAAATCATGGGGATTGAAGCTATTAAATCTTCAACGCCTTCTATTGTAAGGGATAAGTTCAAAGAATCTTTCAAGATCATTATGGAAGGCGATGAGAAACGCACTCAAAAGTTCATTGAGGACTTTAAGGAAGAATTCTATAACTTACCTCCAGAAGAAATATCTTTCCCTCGTGGTGTCTCTAGTGTCGATAAATGGGTAGATAGAGACACCATTTATAAAAAAGGCACGCCTATTCATTCAAGAGGTGCAATACTGTATAACAATAGAGTTAGGCAGTTGGGTTTAGATAAAAAATATGAAATGATTAAGAATGGAGAAAAAATCAAATTTACATATCTTAAAACTCCAAATCCTTTAAGGGAAAACGTAATATCATATCCAGTGATGTTACCTAAAGAACTAGATTTGCATAAATACATCGACTATAATGTTCAGTTTGAAAAAGCGTTCCTTGAACCCTTATGTGTTATACTTGATGCTATTGGCTGGAAAGCCGAAGAAACTGTTTCACTAGGGGACTTTTTTGTATGAAACTGATGCTTGGTGATTGCCTTGATAAACTCAAGGAACTAGATGACAATTCAGTGGATTTGACCGTCACAAGCCCACCTTATGATGATTTGCGAACCTATAACGGAAACAATGATTTGTGGGGACAAGGTGTGTGGGAAAAATGTATTGATC